TCGGCGCATTGCCGTCACCAGCAACCAATTGCTGCTCGACCTTGAGGTTCACACCGTAGCGCATGCGGGTGTCAACGTACGCGGCGAGCGCGGTGTTGTCGGCGGCCAGCTGGCGGCTGATCTTGATCCAGTGTGCGACGGTACTGATCGGCATGTTGACCAGCGTCCAGGTGAGTGCGGATTCCGCCTTGGCAGCGCCTTCAGCGGCTTCGGCTGCGCTGTTGGTGAAGACGTTTTCCTTGGTGAATTCGACGGCGTTGGAGCTGCACGGCATCGAGGGCAGGAAGGCTTCCAGCGTCATGGGCTGATAGGCACCCGAGACGATGCGGTTCAGGCGGTTGGGGGCGACGGTGGTATCCGAGCCGGTCAGAGTGTTCTTGACTTCGACACGGGCCTTTTGCGTCTGGCCACCGGCAAAGGCGCGATAGACATCGGACTTGGTGAGCTGCGCGCCCCAGCCTTCGGCAGCGGGTGCGCCGTCGTTTTGCTGGGTGGATTTCTGCTCGATAGCCAGCAGACGATCAGCGAGTTCGCGCTGCTTGATGCCGAGGCCGTCAATGGCGGACTTGGTGTCGGCCGACTGGGTGCCGGTGGCCTTGATTTCGGCTTCGCTCTTTTCAGCGTACTTGATGAGCTGCTGTTCGATGGCTTCGACAGCCTTCATGACGTTTTCGATAGACATTGCATTTTCCTTTCGGGAATAAAAAAAGCCGCCCTGGAAGGCGGCTTATTGACGGGGTGAAGCGGGTTACAGCGGGATGCGTGCCCTGGTGCGCTGGAGGATGCTTTCCAGTTCAGTCATGGCGCTGGCTTTCAGCTGGCTTTGGTCAGGCTCCCCCTGGACAAAGATGGCTTTGGCGCGGCTGACCAGTGCGGTGGTCAGCCCTTTGCTGAGGCCGCCTGCATCCCGCAGGAAGCGCTCAAAGTCGCGGATCGTCTCGAGGCCATCAACAGCGGCTTCGAGTTCCATGGTTTTGACAGATGAGAGGTCAATGGTGGCGGCGCTGTCAGCGGGGAAGGTGACGACGCTGACTTCGACCAGCTTGCTGACCTTGCGAATGACGCGACCGGCTTCGGTTTCGTCGTAGTCGCCTTTTTTCATGTAGTAGCCAATCGAGAGGCCATCGAGCGTGCCATGCTTGAGGGCGGCACGGATGGCATCGGACTTGGGATTGCCCAGGGTCAGCTCGCCTTCGACAAATAGGCCGTGATCGTCTTCTTTGGCGGAGGTCCATTTGCCAATGGGCAGATCGTAGCTGTCGTGGTTGAAAAACATCTTCGGCTTGCCGTTGCTGCGCAGGGTGGATTCATACGCGCCACGCAAGATGGTGTCGCCATAGGAATCCACACCGCCAAAGACCGAGGCGTAGCCGGCAAAGCGGCCGGTTTCGCCTTCGAGCTTGATGTCGCATTGCGACAGGGACAGACTTTTCTTAAACATGGTTTCTCCTTACTGCAGACACATCAAAAAGACTTCATCGTCATCACGCCGGCGCGGCTTTTTGTCGGGCAAAAAGCCCCGGCCGCCGCCATAAGTCGGTTGCGGCTGCGGACTTGTTTGCAGCGTCAGGTCGGCGGTTCCAGTAAAGCGGATCGTCGCCGTGCCGCTCAGGGCGTTCGGGTCGGTGTCGCCGACCGGACCAAACCAACCGCCAGCCCACTTGCCGAGCCACTGGCCGAGGTTCATGCTTATGCCCCGTTAAGGCTATCGATAGTTCGCGTTCCGGCTAAGTAACTTCCGTCAATGCGCACGGTCGAACCATCAAGGCCGGTGAATTGCGGGCTGCCGCCCTCCAGCCCGGTCGCCGATCCGGCGGCATGGGCAGCAAGCAAGCGCAGAATCTGGTCGGCAGTGAAACCGGCCTCGATCACTTGTTGCCACACCGCATTCGCCAAGCCTTGCGGCGACAATTCCGTGAATGGTGTCCATTCTCCCGAGAGCGACAGGATGCCCCGCAGGTCGGTTGCGCCGACGCCCATGGTGGCGACGGTGCCGGTGCCTTCAAACGGCACGATCATTGACAGATTCGGCGCGCCGGTCAGCGTCCATGAACCAGAACCATCCAGCCCGACGGTGAGTTTCAGCACCATGCCGTTGCCGGTGATGGTGGCGACCGTTGAAGTGCCGGACAAGCTGACGATCATCGATAGATCGCCGGTGGCACTGGTGACGGTGGTGACTGCGCCGGTGCCTTCCATCGGGCCGCCGGCCAGCAGGTTGCTGGTGCCTGCGCCCACCGTGGCGACCGACTGCAAGGCCGACATGCTGCCCGCCCGGTACGGGGCAACATAACCTTTCGCGCCATACCCGTCCGGCGTTGAGGCGGTACGGGCAAAGCTGGCATTGACGAAGCGGTTGCGCTTGTCGCCTAGCCCTTTAATGTACGCATCAGCACCGGGCGCAGTACCGAAACCCTTGTAGGTGCTGCGCGTCATGTGCCGGCCATTCGGCCATAGTGCCATGACTAGCCCCAGACAAACTCAAGACCACCGGCCAGCGTGGTCGCCGTTGCCGTTGCTGCGCCTGCGTTCCAGATCCATGTCAGGCACGCGCCATCTTTGATGACGGGCAGCGACGGAATCTGGTTGAGCAAATCTTTTTCCGTCATCAGGCCGGCCACCGACAGAGTGATCGAGGCAAGAGGACGCGCAAGAACCAGCGCAAAGGTTCCGGTGTTGGCAGCGGACATGGTGACCGTCTGCACTGACCGAATACCTGTGTCGCCGTTGGCGAGCGGCAAGAATGGGCCGTAGTTGTTCGCCGCCACGCCGGAGTGATTGATACGGCTGATGACGGACGAGGCAGTGCAAGCCACCGTGACCGGCATGACGTTACCCGCTGTACCACCTTGGTCGGTGTAGCTCATGTTGAAGTTCTGCGCCGTTGCGCCGGAAGCGACGGTCTGCACCATGTAGGCACGCACGCCTTCGCCGTTGGTGTAGCGCAGGGTCGGCGTTCCGACCATCGTTTGCGCGACTGCGCTGTTGTTGCTGATGCCGGGGTAATAGCCCTGCATGTCGATCAGGGTCAGCGTGCCGGGTACGGCGGTTGCAGCTGTTCCCCATGCGTTCATGTTGAGCAGGTGCTTGATGCTGGGGCTGACGTTGCCGCCGTGCGGGATGCCGAATATCTGCGTACCGTTGCCGGTACTTTCGTCGCAGGTTTTCCAGTTCAGTGCCGTGCCGGCCCAGGCGTTAGCAACCGGCAGTGCGGCCTGACCGGACATATCGAACGAGCCGCCCAGCGTTGCCGCCACGGTGCTGACTTTGTTCCAGTCGTAGCGGGTGGTGAGGCCGGATGAAATGGAGGTGATGAGATTGTCGATTGACTGAATTGCCATGATTAGCCCCAAGCAAAAGTGAGATTGCCGAACCACGCGACTGTGCGTGCCGTCGCTCCGATGGAAAGCATGTCGAACCAACCGAGCCACGCGCCGTCGTAGATGCGTGGCGGTGCGAATGCCTTGCCGGTGATGAATGATTTTTCTGCAGTAACCAGGTTGTCGCCCAGCACCATCGAGCCGAGGAAGCGCACCAGGTAGATGCAGTGCAAACCACCCGGCGCGGTGGTGTGCTGTATCGACACAATGCGCTTGACGCCCTTTGCGCCATCGGCCAGCGGGATGTTGATGGTGCTGCTGACCTTGCCGACCACATTGGTGCAACCGGAACAGACCAAGTTCTGCCCGTTGTTCGGAATATCCACGGTGATGGTCTGCTCGACATCATCGGAATTTACGTAAGTGATAACGGTCAAGCCGTTCTGCAAGGCCGGGGCGATGTGATTGACCATCACCATCTGCACGCCCACGCCGTCAGCGTAGCGCGGCAGGATCTGCGTGTTGTCGCAGGCTTGCAGGTCGTTGCTGTCGCCGTCGAGCAGTGGGTAATAACCGAGCAGATCGAACCACTGCATGCTGATCGGGCCGTTGAAGGTGGCCTGATTCGACCAGACCTGCGCCTCGACCAGGTAGCGCTCCATGCCGGCGGCAATGCCGGGGAAATAAACGGCGTCGTTTTTCTGCGCGATGGCCGGCGTGAAGGTGGCTGCCGTGCCGACCCGCGCATCGTAAGGCGGCTGGCCGGAGGCATACGACGGGTCGGCCCACAGCTTGGCGTGCGCCGTTCCCGCGTTCTTTTGAAAGCGTTGAACGTGAAACCGACCCGCGTCAAACGCGGCGTTGATGTCACTCAGCGTTCTGATTGCCATCGTCGTTCACCGTGACCACGCCGTTGGGGTGGTTCGGGCAGACCGGTTCAGGCTCTTGCGGGCAAGTACCGAGGTACTCGCCGCAATGTGAGCAGGTGTAGATCAACATCAATCCACCGTGCCTTGCAGTGCGCCAGCGTTGAACAGCGGGGTGATACCGGCGCTAATCGAGCGGGTGGCAGATAGTGCGCCAGAATACACAATGGCAGCGCCAACAGTGTTGCTTACGCACACCGAAAAATACGCGGCCGATGCCGTGCCTGCTGTGCATTCGCCAAACTGGACGGCGGCGGTGTTGCTGACCGTAGAACCCGAGACAGTGAAACCACCGGCTGAACGTGGCACCGCAACCGGCGCATAACCGGTGTAACTGATCTCATTGGTGTCGCCAGTGCCGGCATCACCGGGGTCAGTCGTGTGCAGGCGGACGTAGAAATTACCAGCGGTGGCCGAGTTCTGCAAGCCGGCGGCGTCGCCGATGTCGGCCCAATCGACGTTGTTGAACAGCAGATTGAGCAGTGCGGTTTCTGAGGTGTTGGACATTGACATGGTGTTACTCCTTTACGAATTGATAACCGCGCTGCCGTGCAAATAGCCGAGGCAGTAATTGGCGGTAGATAGCAGGGCCAGTGCAGCCCACATAACCCACACCGGCATGGCTTTGATGTAGTTTCCGTCCATGCGATCAGGCGTCGCGCTCGATCTGCGTGGTTTTGATGATGTTGCCGTCCCGATCCCGCTCGACGCTGGAGGTGGTGACGCGGGCGGGCTCGCTTTCGATGCGGACGTTCATGGTGTCGGGCATCTGGTTGTCGATCTTGGCCTCCAGCGTGATTGGGGTTGGCTCGACGTTGATTTCGTTGCGCACTTCAGTGGCCGGCAGGTTGAAGGTCGGCGAGGCGATATGGTTGTCGACCTTGATGTCACCGGCAGGCACGTTGATGGTGGGGGCGGCGAGGTGGTTGTCGATCTTGACTTCGGTGGGCGGGACGTTGATAACGGGCGAGATGGTGATGGTCGAGTCTTTGCGCTGGACCATGGCGGTGATGGTTTCGGTGTGGCGGCGCTCGGCAGCTTCTTCGGCTTTGCGCTCCATCTTGATGGCGTCGTCAGCGGCGGCGATTGTTTTTGGATCCACTTTGCCAAGCATGTCGATGGGGATGAGATTGACCTGGACAGTGAGCTTGTCAGCACCTTCGACCGGTGGCATGTTCTCCAACTGGCGGCATTCGTTGCGGCTATAGATGCCGTTTTGCGCGGCCTTGGCGTAGATTTCCATGCGGTCTTTGAGGCTGGCACGCAGGAGGGCGTCGAAGCTGAATTCAACGGTGAGGGCGGCGCGTTGGGCGGGCGTCATGACGCGCTTGGTGAGGGCTTGTTCGATGCGGACCAGCACGGGGCGCAGGGTGAATTTGTAGAAGCCGTCAATGAGCTGCTCAATGCCGCTGCCCCAGGCGGTGACGTTGCTATGGCCGACCAGCACGGGCGGGACGCCAAACCAGCGGCAGATTTCTTCGACAGTGAAGCGGCGTGTCTCGAGCAGCTGCTGAACCATAATATATTTGAATTTATTTTGATAGTACTCCAGAACATCGGCGTGGTTTTGAAGCAAAAAAACGCAGTTGCAGATTAAATCATCAAAGTCCATCGCGTCCG